ATATTGTACATTTTTATTTACAGACGTAAGAGGATTTACTGCAATGTCAGAGAAACTTGATCCTCAAGATGTAACCTACGTCATGAACAAAGCATTAACTGTACAACAACAGGCTGTTCAGAAACATGGTGGTATGGTAGATAAATATATTGGTGATGCAATGATGGCTATCTTCGGAGCACCATTAGACTTGGAAAGACACGAACAGAAAGCAGTAGATTGTGCGTTAGATATTCAAGAAGGAATGATAGAACTAAATGAAGAACTAAATAAACAGGGTATAGCTCCTATTGCCATTGGTATTGGTATCAATAGTGGTGAAGCTGTGATAGGTAATATGGGCAGTGAATCTAGATTTGATTATACAGCGATTGGGGATGCTGTGAATACTGCAGCTAGAACTGAGTCAGCATGTAAAGAAGCAGGACATGATCTTCTTATTACTAAGGCGACCACGTCCGAATGTTCAAATACGTTTGAAGTTTTAAAACCTATTCCAGTTAAAGGTAAAACAGAACCATTAAAAATTTATACGTTACTGTAAAGTTGCGTTAAGTGCATCAAGTTCTGATTCAAGTTCGTTGTGTATAGCAAGTATCTTTTGCCTTGCTTCTCTTATAACTGTTTCTACTATTTTTAAATCAGAACCTTTAAATATTTTCTTGGCATCTTTTAAAGGTAAGCCACTTGTTTCCGTAACCAAGCGACCTTTAGTATCAAATAATATATGGAAGGATAATATATTCGCTTCCTGTGCTTTCATTTTATATCTCCGCAAATGAAACTTTGTCTTGCTTTCCTCTTAACCCTGCTTTCATATAAGCAGTTGCTCGCCCCTCAAAAAAGTTTTGGTGCTCAACTCCAAGTACTTCATCTAACCACGGAAGAGGGTTATCTTTCTGATCAAAGTTTGTTTTTAATCCAAGTTGTAATAACCTTCTATCAGCTATGTATCTATTGTATGCATACATATCTTTCTTTGTGAGTCCTTGTAAATCTCCCATTTCAAATACTAGATCGAGAAACTTATCTTCTAACTCCACCATTTCTCTACAAATATTGTAAAGTTCTTTTTTAAAATCGTCAGTCCATATCTCAATGTTTTCTTGAATGAACTCTCTAAAGAGTTTAGTCATGGCTTCGACATGAAGAGATTCATCACGTATAGAATACGTCACAATCTGCCCCATCCCTTTCATTCTACCAAACCTTGGGAAGTTTAATAAGATTGCAAAGCTACTAAACAATTGTAAACCTTCGGTAAACCCTGAGTAAACTGCTAATGTTTTGGCGATAGCTTTCTTATCTCTTCGTGTAGGTTTAAAATCTTTTATGTAATCATGCTTGTCTGCCATTTCTTCATACTCTGCAAAGGCTTTGTACTCTGTATCTGGCATACCAACTGTATCTAGTAATAAACTATATGCATGTTGATGTATTGATTCCATGTTAGCAAATGAACACATCATCATTCTTGCTTCAGGTTTCTTGAATATTCTCATATACTTATCGATATAACCTGAACCAACATCTACATCAGACTGTGTAAACAATCTAAATATCTGTGTCAATAAATTCTTTTCTTCGTCTGTTAATTCTTGCCAGTCCTTTACATCTGTATGTAAAGGTACAGACTCCGGCAACCAATGCATCTGATTTTGTTCAACATACTTATCAAACATCCAAGGATGATCAAATGGTTTATAATATTCTCTGTTACTTAGTAAGCTCATTCCTTTTCTCCACGTGTTTGGCATACTTTTGTAGTAGCCATTTGTTATATTGTTTTATATATTCCTCTTTACTTAATGTTTCTGAACCAAAAGAAGAATGTTCGTCACAGTAGTCTAGCCACATCCTACTACAAAAACTATAAAAAGTATCTGGCATTAAAACTCTTTAAGAAGCAAGTCTAACTTTTCTTGGGCAGATGCCATCTTATCTAATAATAAGTCCATAGACTCAATTATATGTGGATGTTCTGCAACTCCCATCCCTAATGAAAAATATGTATCTAGTTCTGATTTAGCGATAGCTATGTCAGCTTCATATTTTTTTTGAAGGGCATCAAATCTTCCTTCATACATTGTATCAAATTTATTTTCTTCCATAATTATCCTTCACAACTTAAACATTCTACATCTTCAAGCTTAATTCGTTGTACTTTGACATTTACATTCTCAGCATTACGAGCAGCATCTGATCTAAAATAATATAATGATTTTAATTTATTCATAGCATACCAATGTACATCATTAACATACTGTAAGTATTCGTCATGTACTGATTGAGACTCTGTAGCTTTAGGCATAGTAAAAAATAAATTTACACTTTGACTTTGACATACATAGGCTTGTCGCATATGTGCATGCTCAACTATATAGACTTGATTAATTTCAGTAGCTGTTTTAAATACTTCTTTTTCTTCATCAGACAGAGCGTCTACACCTTGTACCGAACCATTAGCTATAGCCATATCTTTCCAGATTTGCTCTCTCGTGTCCATACTCAAACCTTTTTTCTTGAGAAGTTTCTCTAGATATTTATTCCTAACTTGGTAAGAACCGGATAAAGTTTTGTGCGTATATACGTTAGCACGATATGGTTCAATACTAGGGGAAGTACCGCCACATATAATACTACTACTGGCATTAGGAGCAATAGCCAAAAGATGAGCGTTACGCTTATGGCTACCATGTATATCAGGAGCTTCCCCACGTTCATGAGCCAATCTTTTAGTCGCAGTAATAGATCGTTCCTTGATGTGGGAGAAGGCGACATTATTGATACTAGTAGATCGTAACCCATGGAAAGGTAGTCCTTTACTTTGGAGTAAAGCATGAAAGCCCATCGCTCCAAGACCCACCGACCTTTCTCGATACGCTGAATAAGCAGCTTTAAGTAATCCTTCTTTTTCTTCTCTAACATATTTTTTAAACCTCTCAAAATTTGCACTATACCCACCAAGTCTACTGGTGTCTACGATAGCTTCTATAAAGTGTTCAAGAACATTATCTAACATAGTAATTAGATCATCTATAAATTGTTCATTCTTTTTCCACTTGTCAAAGTGTTCTAGATTTACAGAAGATAAACAACATACCGCAGTCCTTTCCTCATTTGTAGCTAAAACTATTTCAGAACAAAGATTACTTTGATTAACTCGTAATCCTAAATCCTTCTGTTGTTTTGGTAAATGTTCATTACAGGTATCAATGTTAATCATATAGGGTTCACCTGTCTCTGCCCTTGCGTTTAACATTTGCCACCATAAATCTCTAGCATTTAAAATTTTAACTGCTTCACCACTTTTAGGGTCTATCAATCGCCACTCTTCATCGTTCTTTACTGCATCTAAATATTCGTTGGTAAGATTAATTGCATTGTGTATGTTCAAACACTTTCTATTGATATCTCCACCAGATTCTTTACGCATGTTGATAAACTCTTCTATTTCTGGATGAGAGATATCCATGTAAGCAGCATACGAGCCACGTCTAGTTACACCTTGATTAAAGGCAAGCATCTGCGAATCTACAACATGCATGAATGGGATTGATCCAGTAGAACGACTATGGTTAGAAGTACCAATACCATTACTTCTAACACTTCCCCAATATCCACCAATGCCTCCACCTGAACTCGCGAGCCAAATGTTCTCATCATAGTGATCAGATAAGCCCCTACGACTATCAGGAACATAATTAAGGAAGCAGCTAATAGGTAAGCCACGAGTCGTTCCCCCGTTAGAAAGTATAGGAGTACTAAACATAAACCATAGATCGGAACTGTACTCATAAAGTCTCTGTGCAAGATCGAAGTCAGTCTCGCCTTTATAAGTAGCCCCAAAAACACTAGCCCGTGCAAAAGCTTCTTGAGCATGAGTCTCTTCCTCCCAAAAATATCTATCCTTTAAGGTATCTAAACTAAATTTATCTAGTTTCTTTTCTTTATCATAGTCTATTACTATTCCTAAGTAAGGCTTCTTGCCTATCTTATCTTCAATCATTCTCTATTTCCTCTTGATTTAAATGCAAAGCAATCAATGCATAATGAATGATCTTTAGTAAATCCTTTTGAGACTTCCCATCTTTCTTACCATACCTCATTGCATACTTCATTATATTACCAACACAAAATCCTTCACCATGTCCGGCATCTATAATCATATCAGTCGCTTGATACTTTGAATGAGCATAGTGTTGGGTGTATGTGTTATCTATATATTGATGTACTGCTCTGATATTCAAATTCTCATTAAACTTATAATCCATATTTATTCCTTAATGTATTGTGTCGTCTTCTGTTATTCCTGTCAATCTTTTATTTTGTTCTTCTTCAACCAATAGTTTTAATTTATCAATTACTTCAGATTCAATATCGTGAATATGGTTACCTGCAAAAATCCAACTCCCTACCACCATTATCAAATCACTCAACTCAATTTCCTCTAAGTTCCATGTGATAGTAGAATCTTTATATTCAGGCACGTTCTAGTTCCTGAACTTTAATCTCTGTGATATCCTTACCAGTTGATTTAACAACTTTCTTAATACCTTTCGTAAACCATCGTAAAGTGTACGCAGAAACTCGGAGATGCCGATTAGCATAAATATGAGTTTGATCCGGCAAATATTCTTCCAAGTTATTAATTTGAACTTTATCTTTTTCATCATCAGGTACTACGCTTCTTAACCATTCAAGCATTAGCTGCTTTGCGTGTCGTCTTATTAGCTTTTCTTTTTTTGAATTCATGTGTAATTTCCTCTACTTTAGGTTCTTTAACTACTTGTGTTAAATAGGAAAGACCCTTCGCATATTTAAATACTCGAAGTCCTTTACCATTGTTTGAATCTTTATGACATTCTACTTTGTGCCTACAGAAAAAACATCCTCTAGGTAGTTTCATGTTACCTGATTGTCCATCAGGGATTGGTTGATAGCAAAGTTCAGGCGGTGCTGACTTACGTAAAGATTTCTTGACTGTATTTATTTTACTCTCTATGTTGGGTTTGTCAAGTTCTTCCGGTATATAAAGTGCAAGTTCTCCACTTTCTTTATTCATTGCCAAGAATCCACCTTCGGAAGTACCATGACCTGCCTCGTATCCGGCAAGTTGAGCTAGGTATCCGAAGGTATCATCTTGAGCTAATGTTCCATCTTTGAATTTTTTAAAGGCATAGCCTGATGCAGTCTTAACATCTACTACCTCACCATCGATAACACAGTCCATGTGTCCTTCAATACCTTTTACTTTTACATTCTTCTGTTCATGTTCGACATTATGTCCGGCTAGTCTAACTAATAATAAGACTACCTCTTCTAACATATGACCATAAAGAAACTTAACAAAGGTACTAGGGGTAATGGTGTTCTCTTGTGGTGCTGCTTTCATGTCATACCATAGTTGCCTATTAGGTCGACCAATGTTTGACATACGTAATGTTCCTTCTGATCTTTCAGTAGGTGTAGACCAATGACGTAAGACTTCTTTCATGTCTTCACCAAACTTATCTATAACTTCGTCAGATAGGTTAAGTGATTTACCCTCGCCAAGTACAGAAAGTTTTTTGTAGATATCATCTACTAATGTATTTAATTTTTTCTTTCTCATGATTTATGTTTAACCCAGTCACATTTTCTATTATCTGGATTAAATTTTATTATTTGTACACCTAAACTTTTTTGTTCTTCACTTCTTGTAGTCGTTCCATTAGACCCATTGTTTGATCTAGTTTTAATATCTGTCAAGGTTATATGTCCGTCTTTAACAGCAATCAAATCAATTGGACCGTCACAACCACAATTTTTAAACACTTCATATCCTTGATCCCATAACCAAGTGACTGCATAAAATTCTGCAAAGTCTCCTCTGCGATTATCGCTTTTGTCCTTAATATGTTTCATTTAAATCTTCTATTTTAAAGCAATATTTTTTAAATATTTTTATAGGTATTAAACATGCAACCTTAGATGATGTATCTCCTTGACCAGTTAATGTTCGTGAAGGTATATTATTAATAGTTATACATTCAACTATCTTTATTGGTGTAGTCCATAATAGTTCTTGTCCTGTAAATATAACCCAATAATCTGCTTTAGTTGTGAGTAACGCAGAAGGAACACTAAACATCATCAACTCTATAAGTATATTCCCAGTCTCACAACTTCTATAATCTCCTTTTATTTCTATTGTTTTATTTTTTTCAGGAACAAATAAATCATAAGGTTTAAACTTACCATCTATTAATACGGAACATGGGTATTTTTTTTTGACTCGCTCCAATACAAATTTTTCAATACTATGACCACGTTGTAAATCTTTTTTAAAGTTAGCTGAACTATTAATGTGTTTCACTCCAGTTCTCCCCAACCTTATATTCTCCATCCATTGGGCATCGAAGATTATAATACTCTCCGGCTTTAATAATACAGTTGACTGCCAGTTCACCTACAAAGTCTGCTAGGTCTTCTCTAACTTCCATCTGCCATTCATCATGGATGTTAGCTACAAACTTTGAATCAAGAGTATTCAATTTCATAACTGAGTCTAACATAACTAAACCACGTTTCATAACAATAGCTCCTCCACCTTGTAATAAAGTGTTGAGGGCTGCATGCTGTGTACGAATTAAAAGTTTTCTACCATCTAATCCTTTGAGATAATTCTTTCCTGATGCTCTTTGAACTTTATCTCGAAGAGATTTAAATGATGGGTTACTATCAAAAAATTGTTCTCTAAGTCGCTTGCCATCTTTTTGATTTCCTCCAACCACTCTTCCAAGTTTTGCATCTCCTGCTCCGTAGATGAGGGCATAGATGAAAGTTTTTGCCTGATCTCTAGATTCAAGTCCTGCAGCTTTCTGATTAAGGGTGTGTATGTCTCCGTCAATGATTTCATTTATAAACTCCTCGTCTTGCATATAGTGAGCAAGCATTCTTAATTCTAAACTAGAAGCATCAACACCTACTAATTTATATCCTTCTTCAACAGTCCAACAGGCTCTACATTCAGAACCAAAAGGGCTATGAATATTAGGTACTTGTGCCATGTTAGGATTTCTATGACTCATTCTTCCTGTGATAGTACCATTCGGAATAACAAAACCATGCACACGACCATCTTCATCTAAAGCTGATATCCAAGAATCTACTTGTGCTATACGTTTTTGATACAGTAAGTAGTCAGCAATTAATTTTGCTTGTGGAATAGAATCAATACGAGCTAATGTAGTTTCATCTACTATAGGTTGACCGGTAGGAGTAAACTTCTTAGGTTTCCAACCAAACTCAACTAGGTATTCTCCTATTTGTTTTCGTGATCCGAGATTAAAGTCTTGTAACTTTCTTCTGGTAAAAGGGGTGATGTCATTAGTAGGTGAGCGTTCTTTAAATTCTTCAGGGGTAAGTCCTTGCTTTGATAAAGTTCCATCTTTCTTTAATTTAGGTTGTACATCTTTAAGATCAATCATCTTAGGTTTAAACACCTTATGTACTTCATCTTCTGCTTTCTGCATGAGTTGACGAAGTTCAGCAAGTAATATGTCAGCATGTTTAGAATCAAACTTAAATCCATTTAGTTCTTGATCTTTAATTACTTTCGCAACTGCTTGTTCTAAAGAAACAGATTCTTTGTTAAAGCCTTTACCTTCATTGCGAAGGTGTTGAAAGAGGACAGTATTTAGTTGGACATCACGAACACAATAATCCATCATCTCCTTTGAATAGTTCAGGTAATCTTCAAACTCTATCTTTCTAAAGCCTAAACGAAACCCCCACTTCTCTAAACTATGTCCTCCTTCTCTAACAGGATTGAATAGTCTTGACATAACTAATGTATCTACAACTGGTTTGTGAGAAAGTTTTACATTCCCAAACTTCTCAACCATAGGTATATCAAAACCTATAATAT